GGGACGCAATGCTATTTAGTGAAGCGCCAGCGCGACGCGAGAGCGTTTGAACATGTGACTCAATACACCGTTGATGGTATCCGATTGACCAAGACAAACGAGCAACCGGTATGTGAGATTAAACTATGAGCCAAGCAATAGAGATTAAATACCTTTCACCGACAGACCACCAAGGCGCAAGGCTAAAAGCAACCGCCCTTGCTGGTTCGATTACAGTTGGCCGTGATTATGAAATAGACGCCGACGTACAGGCCCGCATTTTGGCCCGTCAATACATCCAGTCGCATTGGCCTCATTCTGTTATGCACGGATTCGGGACGCTTCCCAGTGGTAATTATTGCGCTACTTCGATACCTCGCGGGCTCGAGTCGCTATACAGCGAAGATACCCAGAGTTGAGCCAGTCGAACCTTTCACCGTTTAGGGCCCATTCGGGCCCTTTTTTTTGTCCCATATGCGACCCTATGCCCATCGAATTACCTTTCACCTAACCCAACCCAGCGCCATCGGCGTGAGAAACCGTCGAGCAGCGGCCCCTTTTTCTACGCCGATTCTATCCACAGACTTATCCCTCCCAGGATAAACAAGCAGCATATCGACAGAATGCGGGCTGTAGCCATTGTTGTACAAAAAACAACCAATTGGACCCCATGCCCGTTGTGGATAACTGCGCCTAGTGTTTAGCAGTTAAACACCCCGCGCCATGGGTCGCGGTCCGTGGCTCAAACCTACAGGCCAAAAACAGCGGGCGGCGGCCACTGGTCGACGTGTTGCGGCCCCAGCATCGCGGACCGTGGGCCGTGGTTCATCGCTCCGGGAAGATAACCGGATAAAACGCTCGGGTCCCCCGTGTATCGGGTCATTCGGCGGGGTCTGGGAACCGTGGGACGCGGGCCACAGCTCGAGGGCCGCGCATTCGTGGGGACGAGTGCATGGACCATGTTTCTCACAAACATTTAATAAAGATTCCATATCGGCGTTAACTGTCTTATATTAGCGTCTAAAGTCGCATACATTTATGATGTTCCACGTGGAACAATTCGCTAGGGTCCCCTGATGAAAGAAACTTTTAGTAACGGTTTAGATGAGAAAAAATTAAAGCTTGAGTTGCGATTAGCACAGCTAGAAAAAAATGATATGTGCAAAAAAGATTTTTTAATTTTTGTAAAAAATATGTGGCCCGAGTTTATTGCCGGCCGTCATCACAAAATAATTGCGGAAAAGTTGGAAAGGGTCGCGAGCGGCGAGCTAAAACGCCTGATTATTAACATGGCCCCACGGCACACGAAGAGTGAATTTGCGTCATTTCTCTTTCCGGCGTGGATGATGGGCAAGAATCCGAAGATGAAGATCATTCAGGCGACACACACGACCGAATTAGCGGTTAACTTTGGACGTAAGACAAAGAATCTCTTGGAAACGGACGAGTATAGGGAGGTATTTGACGGTGTTAAGTTAGCTTCGGACAGTAAAGCCTCGGGCCGTTGGGATACGAGCGCGGGCGGTATGTATTATGCCGTGGGCGTCGGGTCAAACTTAGCGGGTCGTGGTGGTGATTTAATCATTATTGATGATCCTCACTCGGAGCAGACGGCGATGTCGGCGGCAGGCTTTGATGATGCGTGGGATTGGTACACAGGTGGCCCTAGACAGCGTTTACAACCCGGAGGCTCCATTGTTATAGTCCAAACTAGATGGTCTGAGAAGGACATGACGGGCCAGTTATTGAAGGCTATGGCAAAAGACCCGTTGGCGGACCAGTGGGAGGTTGTGGAATTACCTGCGATCTTTGCGGATGGGACTCCGTGTTGGCCTGAGTACTGGAGTTTAGAGGATTTGACCGCTGTCCGCGCTTCTATTCCTAATAGTAAGTGGAACGCTCAGTATCAGCAGAATCCTACGGGTGAAGAGAATGCGATCATTAAGCGTGAGTGGTGGAACGTGTGGGAGCCTGAAGCGGTTCCTAGGCTAGAGTATGTGATACAGAGTTACGATACGGCGTTTAGTAAGAAGGAGACAGCGGATTATAGTGCGATAACGACGTGGGGGGTCTTTTATCCGAATGAGGGTGGTAGTGGTCCTAATTTAATTTTGTTAGATAGTAAAAAGGGGCGATGGGATTTTCCTGAGTTGAAAGCTAAGGCGTTGGAGGAGTATAAATTTTGGGAGCCGGACACTGTTATTATTGAGGCGAAGGCTAGTGGTACGCCGTTGACGCAGGAATTGCGTAATATGGGTGTTCCGGTGGTTAACTTTACGCCTTCTAGGGGTAATGATAAGGTAACTCGGGTGCATTCGGTGTCGCCATTATTTGAAGCGGGGATGGTGTGGGCACCTGATTCTGTATTTGCTGACGAGTTGATTGAGGAGGTTGCGGCTTTTCCTAATGGGGAGCATGATGACTTGGTGGATAGTATGACTCAGGCGTTGATGCGGTACCGTCAGGGGAATTTTGTTCAGTTGCCTACGGATGATTGGGAAGATGAAGATAACTCTGCTAAGATGAATGTTTACTATTAAGTAATTTACTGCTACGGAACTTTTATGCCTCAGTCTCTATTTGCTAAAGCATTACCCGATAACGAGCCATCGTTTTCAAGATATTATGATCCTGAAGCTGAAAGTCGAAATATTTTTAATAAATTTCAGGACTTGAGCCCAGAAGCGAAGGTTGCTTATCAAGCACAGCAGGCGGGGCTTGATCCCGAGGCAGTTCGCATGGGTCACCAGATGGGTGATATTGAATTACAGCGGGAGGTTACGCCCCTGTTAGGTTTCACAGGGCCCACGGACCGCGAGCTAGAAATGATGCGGTTTGATTTAGGGTCCCCAGACTTGAACCTGAAAGGTCAGTTTGTTCCTAGATCGGTAGACGGGATGGTCTCTACCGGAGATAGTAGTCGTTCTGTAGAAGAATATATGATGCATCAGGCGCCACGGGCGGCGACGTATGTAGACAGCTTAGATCACGTAACCCCAAGCGATGAGAATGCAAAAATAAATCTTTACGGGGCGTCAGGTGCAAACCCGCGCACCATTGCTCACGAAGTTGCTCACGCACGTGGTGCCGATGAAGAGAAACCTGCTTATGCGGCGGCGGTTATTAATGCGCAAACGGAGGATGGGTTTGATCAGGCAGTTAGGTCCTACGCAATACAAAATTTAAACTGGGACATGTTGCAACACTCTGAGCCCAAAGACCTTGAGGCGTCTGTCCTTAAAGATATACAAAGAAACGGTTTTGTTAGGAAGTTGTATCAGGACGAGTTTGAGCGTGGCGGAGAAAACCCCCGTGCGTATGGCGATAATCAAGGTATAATGAGCATGCTTTTCGGGGAAGATGACGAAAACTCTTCTGATATGTATGCGAAAAATAGATTTGAAAATAGTATTTTTGGTAAGAGAGTAGCAGACCGCGTGGCTTACGTTGACCCCACGTCCAACGAAGGTGATGATGAGTTTTATCAATCACAAGAAGAAACAATGATACCACTGGGTTTAGAAGAGAGCTTAGATATGGAAGACGCAGAAGATATTATGTTTGAGGACGAAGAAGCCTCAGACCTCGACGGGCTAGGTTCCTTAATGGAAACTATTGTTAGTAGTACTAGCGCAAATCTCGAAGGCTTTGACTACGACATGTCTGAAACCGAGCGTAAGGCGCAGGTCCGCGAAATGGCGGCTATGGCTCAGATGCTACGAAAAGCAGGCGCTAACATAACATCCGAAGAAGATGTTGAGAAATTACCCCCAACCATATTAGAACAACTAAATACTATATTGGATCGTTCTCCAGAGGAATAAGAAATGGCTGAAGAAGATAAAAAACCAGTAGGAAGTTTGATGGACCGCAATGTTCCATCTCAGTTACTGGAAGAAGATATAAGGGCGGAGATTGAGTTAGAGTTGCCGGGTTCACAAGAAAACGATGTGATGGCTATGGTCGACATGGATGCTTCCATGGACGGCGAGATAGAAGTGACTGCTGAAGATGACGGCAGTGTCATGGTTGATTTTGATCCGCAGGACGAGCGCGGGTTTGGCGGGGACTTCTACATGAATCTGGCAGAAGAGATGCCTGATCGTGAGCTTAGTCGTATAGCCGGCGATCTCATGGGGGAGTTTGATTCAAACAAAGCAAGTCGCCAAGAGTGGGAAGAGACTTATGCTAACGGTTTAGATTTGTTAGGGTTCTCATATCAGGAGCGCACACAGCCTTTCCGTGGAGCCTCCGGTGTTACTCACCCTCTATTGGGCGAAGCCGCTACCCAGTTCCAAGCGCAAGCATTTAATGAGCTTTTGCCGCCTAGTGGTCCTGTCCGCACAGTAATTTTAGGTAAAGAAACACGCCAAAAGCAACACCAATCACAGCGTGTTAAGCAGTTTATGAACTACTACATTACTAATGTAATGGAAGAATACACGCCTGATATGGACCAGATGTTGTTTTACCTCCCATTGGCAGGTAGTACCTTTAAGAAAGTCTATTATGATGAGAATTTAGGCCGTGCGGTGAGTAAGTTTGTACCTGCGGAGAACCTTGTTGTACCGTATGAGACCTCTGATTTAGAAACATGTCCTAATATCACACAAGTATTACGCACATCTCTTAACGATTTGCGCAAGCAACAGGTGTCTGGGTTCTATTTGGACATCGATGTGATCCCTGCTCAAGCAGAAATGGACTCTATATCCGATGAAATTAATTTAATTGATGGTTTTGAGCCGTCACAAATTGATTATGACTGTACTTTATTGGAGTGCCACGTTGATTTAGACCTCGAGGGCTACGAAGATACTGATATGGACGGTGAGCCTACTGGAATTAAGATTCCATATGTCGTTACCATCTCCAAAGATAACGGACAGGTCCTTGCTATACGTCGTAACTACCTAGAAGACGATGAAAAGAAACGTAAAATACAATATTTTGTTCATTACAAATTTTTACCGGGGTTTGGTTTTTATGGTCTGGGTCTTATCCACACTATTGGTGGCCTTTCTCGCACCGCGACCTCGGCACTTCGACAGCTTATTGATGCCGGAACACTATCTAACCTTCCTGCCGGCTTTAAAGCCCGTGGGATGCGGATAAGAGACGATGA